TCCGCCCGCAGAGCCGCCGCCGCCGCCAGCAACAATTAGATAGTTAACACTATAGGCAGTATTAACTAAGGCATTGTAGCCCCATACAGGTAGCCATCCTTGGGTAGAATCTATATAAACAAAAGTAACTGCTTCGCGCTGTAGATTTAATAAACCGTTACCAGTGCCACCCAATAATTTATTGCCATTTGGGTTAATTGTTAAATTATTGGTAGAAAAAGTACCAGCATAATCCACCAAAGAAATTTGTTGTCCAGAAGTTGGGCTTGCTGGCAAAGTCATGGTAATCCCACCGCTAGTGGTATTAATTGGATAACCATTACCCGCAGAAGCAGTGAAATTGGCAGTTTGAACTGATTGCCATGTTACGCCGCCGTTTACACCAGAATAACCAGAAATACCGCTAAATCCAGAATATCCAGATATACCAGAACCGCTATATCCAGAATAACCAGAAATGCCTGATCCGCTATATCCAGAAATACCCGAATAGCCACTAATTCCGGAAAAACCTGATGCGCCGTTGATACCGCTATAACCAGAAATACCGGAATAGCCGCTAAATCCGGAAGTGCCAGTAGCACCATTTTGACCGCTATAGCCTGATATTCCACTAAAACCACTATAGCCAGAAATACCAGAAAAACCGCTGTATCCGCTTACGCCTGAGCCGCTATAGCCGCTAATGCCACTATATCCGCTAATACCAGAATATCCCGAAATGCCTGAGAAACCGCTGTAGCCGCTTACGCCGCTTCCAGAATAGCCGCTAGTGCCGCTATAACCACTAAAACCAGATATACCGCTATAGCCACTATAACCGCTAATACCTGAATAACCAGATACACCGCTAAAACCAGAAATACCGCTATAGCCAGAAGTCCCATTTTGTCCTGAATATCCACTTATGCCAGAAAAACCACTATAGCCAGAAATACCTGATCCGCTATAGCCTGATATGCCGCTATAGCCGCTAATTCCTGAAAAACCGCTGTAGCCGCTAATGCCCGAATATCCGGAATAGCCGCTAGCGCCATCGTGACCGATAGTTCCGTTTTGACCAGAGAATCCACTAAAACCAGACTGTCCAACTGTGCCTGAATAACCAGAAATACCGCTGTAACCTGAAATTCCTGAATAACCACTTATGCCAGAGTAACCACTAAAACCAGACAATCCTGATCCGCTGTAGCCTGATATTCCTGAACCGCTGTAACCAGAGTAGCCGCTATATCCACTAATTCCTGATCCTGAATAGCCTGAATATCCGCTAATACCAGATGCACCATTTGTGCCATTAGCTCCAGAATAACCGCTATAACCACTTGTGCCTACTGCGCCACTATAACCGCTATATCCGCTTGTTCCAATTGCACCGCTGTAGCCAGAGTAACCGCTTATACCCGATCCACTAAATCCTGATATACCGCTATAGCCCGAATAACCAGATATGCCAGAAGCACCATTTGTTCCATTGCTACCAGAAAAACCAGAAATTCCACTAAATCCAGAATAGCCGGAATAACCAGAAGTTCCAACAGCCCCAGTAGCAGTAATTGTCCAATTGCTAAAAGATGCTCCACCACTAACATATGTCATATTGACTGTTAATGTAGTGCCTGTAAATGCTGTAATTAAGCCTTCCATAAATTGTGATGGCACAGATGTAGCAAATACTCTGATATATTGCCCAACAGCAAAAGCTGTAGTGGAAGCATCTAAATTAGTAGTAAAAGATTTGCTACCAAGGCTTAATGAATTTGATCCTGTTGCGGTCAATCCATAATATCCCAAACCGGAATATCCGCTAAAACCGCTAATTCCTGAAAATCCAGAAGCTCCATTAATCCCGCTGATACCACTAAACCCAGATATGCCGCTAAAACCACTATAGCCACTAATTCCACTAAAACCTGAATGACCTGAAATACCAGAATATCCACTGATTCCGCTAACCCCCGATGTACCCGAAAACCCTGAAAAACCTGAATAGCCAGATACACCGCTTCCTGAATAACCAGAAATACCAGAACCCGAATAACCGCTTATTCCAGAAAATCCTGAAATTCCCGAATAACCACTGATACCACTGTATCCGCTGATTCCAGAATAACCACTTTCTCCACTAATACCAGAAAAACCTGAATAGCCTGAAGTTCCTACAATTTGACCAGCATTAAACCAAATAGTGCCATTCCAAATCCATAGATCACCATCAGAATCTACAATATAAGCATCATTTACTTGATTACCTGTTGGTGGTAAATCAGCGGGAGTGGCAACAGAGCCTTTGATATTGATGTTTGCGCCTTGTTGACCGCTAAATCCACTAAAACCAGAATATCCAGAATAGCCAGAAGTACTCAAACCTGAGTAACCCGAGATACCGCTATAGCCTGACTCCCCAGACCATCCGCTATATCCACTAATACCTGAAAATCCGCTATATCCAGAATAGCCAGAAGTACCCACACCAGAAAATTGTGTCCAAACAATCGGCGTAATTCCAATCGTTCCAGATTTTGGAGCAATAACTACCCATCCAGTACCGTGATTATCTGTTCCATATTCAATGAAAGTAAAAGATCCGGGTACTTCGCTCCAAACATTCATGTCAAGTGCTCGAGTCCAAGCACCCGCGGCTGCAACATAGATACCATTTTCGGCAGCGTTATCTTGATCTTTTACGCAAACACGGTCGCCAGCTACAGTAGTGTAGCCGTCAATAGTTTGTAAACCTGACAGAGTAATATTGCCGCCGCCTTTAGATACAGGGAGGGTAGCAACTTGACATTCTGCTTTTGCAACCATACCTTGTGCGATTGCATCGGCATATTGTTTGTTAACTAAATCATTTTGATTAACAGGTAAAGTATTTACTTGACCTGTAACCGTAAACATATTTTGAAACGCGGCTGAATATAAACCGTTTTCTAAACCTTCTATTTGAACGAAAGCACTACCAGTACCCGCAGTCATCAAATTGACTACAAAATCTCCGATATTCCATGCTCTTGGAACTGTACCTTCTTCGCCTCGAGTAACTGTCCAAACATCGCCTGTTACATTGGTAACATAAACAATTTCGTTAATTAAACTATTTGTTGCATTAACTATTGTTGCGGTAAATGCTTGCCCTGTAGCGGGCGAAGGAAAGTTAACAGAAGTCCCGCTTGCAACTGTGATCGTAGTATCAGTACTACTTACAGGAAGTGCAAGTGCAGTTTGGGCTTGATTGGAGAATAATAGTATTGCCATAGCAAACCCTTACAAACTGTTAGAGAATAGAATAAGTATCGTTAGCTGCGCCAGTAAATTCAATTTTGGATACTGGGAAATTTAAAACATAGTAAATTTGCCCTGAAATACTTCCAGTTGGAGTTACAGATGGGTAATAGTTTGTGCCATCTAAAGAAAAAGCAATTGCTTTTCCAGCAGCGGTAGAATTTAACACTAAAGTTGCGGGAAGTTGAATTCCAACAGCATTAACAATTGCTGTTGAACCTGTTAGTGTGCCGTTAATTGGGCTGCCATAGTTAGTAGTCATATTAAATCCTTACGCTGTATAGGTTCCAGAAGATGTAAATTGCATGATAGTAAAGGCGCCAGAAGTAGTAACAGTTGGGCTTCCAGTAGTAAGACCTGTGTAATTTACTGTAGGTACAGAGAGATACCCTACACCAGAACCGCCAGTGCCGCCGGGCGCGCCTGATCCACCGCCACCGCCACCGCCAGTATTAACTGTTCCGTTCCCCCCAATGCCGCCATTTGAACCGCTACCGCCGCCGCCATTTCCGCCAGAAGCTGGTGTTCCCCCAAAAGCTGCACCGCCGCCGCCGCCGCCAGCTAAATAAATGGTAGAGCCTGTGATAATGGTGCTTAGACCAACACCGCCATTTCCTGCGTGTCCATAGCCGGGTCCACTATAAGGGTACGCAGTTTGACCCGCCGCTCCAGCGCCACCGCCACCGCCGCTAGCATAACCATAACCTTGACCACCGTTATTACCTTGACCAGAAGTTCCCGCGCCGCCTAATGAACCGTAGTTACCAACAGAGCCGCCTTGACCGCCGCCGCCTGATCCGCCGTTTGCACCTTGTCCAGCTCCGCCTGAACCGCCGCCAATTGCAGATACGATTCCAGTGATACTAGAATTTCCACCATTAGTAACGCTAGCACCGCCAGCGCCAATGATGAAGGTGTAAATAGTTCCGGGTAAAAGATTTGTTGTAGAAGAAAGATATCCGCCAGCACCGCCGCCACCGCCATCGTTCCCACTAGTACCCCCACCACCGCCGCCAGCAACCAGCACATAGGATGCTGGATACGTCACGATTGGTGGCACTACGCTTGTACCTGAGTTTTGTAAAACGTAAGCATCAAAATTTGAGCTATAAGTCAAAATTAAAGGATATCCCGCCCAAATATCGTTGGCAATCAACGGATAGTTATTACCTTTAACAATCGGTTTAGCAGCCAAAATGGTTGACCCCAATGTAAGCTGCAACGTAGCCGCGCCTGTATTGGCATTTAAACCTTTTAATATAAAATTAAAACCATCGGGTAACGTAGTAAGATTTGAGTTAATTTGACTTGTTAAGGCATTCGCTGTTCCGCCAGCGGTATTGAAAGAATATTTACCGTTTTGAAATTGATCGACTTGAATTAAGCTTTCCATTGTCCCCTTAGTAGGGTACATACCAAAGCTGTTCCCGGTAAGCCAAGTTTGCGCCAATGTGCCTTCTTGTGCTCGAACAACCGTAACTGTATCGCCAGAACGAGCAGTTACTAATACTATTTCATAACTAGTACTGGAGTTATTGTAAATAGTAGCTAGAAAATTTTGACCACTTACTGGAGTTGGAAATAACGAACCAGTGCCTGCCTGAAGATAAATGGTAGTATCAGTGCTAGTGATCGGGCTTGCCAATGCAGATAGAGCATTATTAGCGAATTGCAGAATAGTCATAGCAAAACCTTAATAAGTAACATTGAAAGTATACTGGAAAGGGAGCTGTAAAGCACCTGAATTTATTGCCGCTTGCATAATTGGCGCAAAAGTTACTAAGGAGCTTGACGGGTTTATAGCTATATCCACTACGTTGTTTGAAGCAAAAGTGACGCTAATATCATAGGTATTTGGGATAGGTAAAGGAATACCGTTTTCTTGTGCCAAAAATCTATAAATCCTGTTTTTTAACCAAACAGTGTTAAATTGAAAGCCGTCGCCTTTATAAAAATTCCAAGTGACAACTCGTTTAAAAATATCGTCGGTTGTTTGATAGAAACCTGCTGGAGAAACGATGACGTTTGCGTTATACACTGTTGTATCGTAAATAGCTTCGTCATATACGCCAGAAGAGATATTTCCAGAATACGGTAATACGGGTCTAATAATTCCGTAAATACTGTAGACTGTCCAATCTAATAATGGAGCTATTTGTTCAGTATATACAGGTAAATTTAGACTATTTGTATTATCTAAATATGTTTGAGAAATATTATTATAAGCGGTAAAAAAAGCTTGTAAATCTTCAACATACGCATCTTGCGTATATTGTTGATATAGGTAAGCTGGAAGAACCGTTGTTTGCATATTAACCTTGAGTAATTGTTACTAACTCAGTAGCGGTTTCAAAATAGCTTTCAGGATCTCCATAAATTAAACCTGTGCCTGAAGCGGGGCTTACTACAGTGCCATTAATTGTTATGGTGAAAACCATGCGTGACAATAAAGGGGCTGGAACTAAACTTGCAATCGCGGTTTGGAATACATTTTGTAATTCAAATACATTAATTGGTTGTCCAACATAAATACTGTTGATGTAACTAACAATTGCTGGATTACCTAATTGAGCAACTGCTGAAGGGGATACATAATTTAACGACGTTGTATTCCAAACTAATCCAACTGTCACTGTTTGGACTGGGGGAATTACAAAAGTAATGTTGTAAGTATCGGGGTAATCATTAATTGAAACCGTTTCGTTTCTTAAATTTGGTGTGACAATACCGCCACTGACATACGCCCCAGCACTAGCCGAATCAAATCCTGTATAGCCTAGAACAGAAGAAGCACCCGGATTAGAAGCTAATGGATAAGTAAAAGTATTGAAAGTTACTTTTGTAAAGGTATAAGACCCGTTATAAGCAGTAGGACTGCAACCAGCAATAAATCCAGAGCTAGTTCCAGTGGGTAATCCATGAGGTTCTGAAGTTACTACAGTAACAGTTCCGCCTCCTGTACTTGCCCATGAAATAGTAGAAATGCTTACGCCTAATTCAAAAGTAGTTTGTCCAGTTACTATAGCGATAAACGGTACATTATTAATACCTGTCATGCCTGTTACACCAGCAATGTTAATTACTTGCCCTGTTGTGTAACCGTGATTTAAGTTTGTAGTGACTACGGCGGGATAATCATTAGTAATGTTTGTGACGCCTAAAGTTGATCCAGTGAGGGTCGAAATATCAAAAACACCTTTAAAAATAGCGTTTGCAACAGAATAAGGATCGCCACCCCCTACGATAACTTCCCATTGAGCGGTGTTAACTTCGCGGACTGCAATTAATCTTGCTTGAACACCTGAAACTTTTTGTAATTGAGTTTTTAAAAAAGTAGGCATTCCTTGAGCAGAAGCTAATCCTGCTTGAATTACTTGTGCTCGATATTCTTGAATTGGTTGTACGGTAGCTCCGGGTAACCCCGCAGTTAAGTTTGTACAGGTTAATGTCACTCCCGAAGGAATGGACGTAATAATTTGAGTAACGGTTCCGATTGGAACCGCCCATGATCCTGCTGAGGTAGCAAGACAATAAAGCGCTACACTTTGACCATTTGTTTGAATGATTCCGCCGTCTTGAACGGTATATTGGTAGCTACCATCAGACACTGTAAAACCGATAGGAATAACAAATCCGGGGCTTCCGCTAAACGTAACGTAAACAGATGTATTTGAACCAACTCCTTGTTGAACGCCATAAACTTGCCCTAATTGGTACAGAATAGAAGGGTTGGCGGTAGCTGGACTAATTGAATTTACAAGGTCTACGAACGCTTGATCTTGAACTACTACGGCGCCTGCGGCAGTAGAAGCCATATCTTCCACTAAAGAACCGGGTAAATTGGTTGTTAAACCGGGGGCAAGAGCAGTTGCTGCTGCAATTTCAGCTTGTAAAAGATCTGCTGGAAGAGCTGGCACTGCGCCAGCGGTAGTAATTTGTGCCATTAGCTTGCCACCGTAGATTGAATAACTGTTCCGTTTTGAAATACCGCTGCTATATTGTATGTCGGATTGACCGCATTTTGTTGCTTGACAATCGTTAAACTAGCAAAATGCGGTGCATATTGACTTTGTGTTCTGTTTACCGCTATATCGGGCGGAATCTGTGTCATAACTGAATTTTGAGCAGGGATTCCATAGTTTGCGTAAAACGGGCTTTCGCCTTGATTTAGCCGTAAAGTTTGAGCTAAAGTTGCCAGCCAAATATAACTGGTTTCGGTTACTTCTACCCATTGCTTGGTTGCTGGATCTACGCCGTAAGTTCTCATACTGGTTTTCCTGAATTATCCGTACCTGCTTTAACGCCGCTATGAACGTGATTTTCAAGGCTAATACTTCCTGCGGTGACATCACCGCTAGCAGAAATACTTCCTGTGACCGTTAAATTTCCTGTAATAGTAACGCCAGATGCGTCAATCGTCATCTTTGTGTTACCGATTGTTACTGTCGTGCCTGTGGGGGTAAGTGTAATAACACAGTTATTATTACTATCGCGTATAACGGCTCCATTAGGAGCACTAATGTTAACGGCGTCAGGATCGACTGACTCCCAATCTTTATTGCCTAAAGGCACAAAAATAAGCCCGCCAAGGTTAAAAGGAGTAGTTAAAGGGGCTAACCCTTGTCCAAGACCGTTGATGCCACCCAAGCGCGTATCGGCTGCTATGCAGACCCCATAATCGCCGACTTGTACAGGTAATCGTACATATTTGCTTTCGGCAATAGCGCAAGTAACCGGGGGGAACGTAAAATTACCACCCGTATCGATTTCAAAATTTACGGTGACAATTGCACCGTTTACGGCAGTTACGCGGGCAGGCAATTGCAAACCAAAATTTTCTTGGTTTGAATCCATGCGGTTTTGGATATACTCGGTAATCGTAACCGCAAAGGGGGTTTTTTGAGAGAGATCCATAATTAGAACGCTACCCCGGGTATTACTGCATCAATAACTGTTACCCAACTATCTCCGTTAGGTTGCCTACTGCTACCAATATGATGCAATTTATTCACCATAAATACACCATTAAATGCCAAATTATTTCTAAATTGGGAGTTATTGTTGATTACGTTATTTACTGGAATATTATTTTGGAAAGTAATGTAATCGCCAACATTCAGATCGGCTCGCATAATGACTCGAGCTTGAATAGTTGCAATATCGATCCAAGTTAGATTACCAATAATATCGGTAAATGCAATTTGTTTTGTGCCTGTAGGAGTTACTGTGCTATCGCTTAATAAAAACCCTTGACTAGTAGCAGTGATACTCGCTCCTGCATAGGTAGGGTCTGGATTAATCCAACGACTGATTTCCTGAACTTTTTTAGCAAAGGCAATAAAACTAGTAAATTGCCCTTTGGCTTCTTCGGTATATATCAAATTTGAGCTAAAACTACCTGAAACATTGGTACCTGCGCCATACGCATTTTTTAAGGCTTGAGTAACGGCTTCTGTCAATGTCTGACCTTTATTCCACGCCATTGTTATATTGGCGGCGGCATTGGGGTTTACTTGCGCAGGGATTAAAACAATATCTAATCCTACTTCAGTACCTTGCCATGTAGAAAACGATTGAAGAATTGATCCGTTTACAATTACTCCAGCTTGATTTGGGTTGGCAAAGGGTAAACCCTTAGACATGCCGACACCGATTTGAATTTTGGCATAGTCATACCCAAATCCGCTTGCTTGCTTAACTGGGTTAAAACTGGCTTTTTGTCCTAGATCTTTTAAATCTACACCCCAAAGTTTTATGTGGCTATTACCTGCGGGTTGATGATACCAAGTTTGAAACACGTCTAAATCAAGCCGTAAACAAGAGTAATTATCAACACCAAGAACTGATTGTGAACTAAAAGTTATTGGTGAAGAAGCTCCTACAGGCGTGATCTGGACAGAGTACGACCTCATGGGGTGATCTCAAAATTTCCACTGCTTGCTCTATAAACAAGCTTTGAAGTTTTAAAATAACCATACACCAAATTAATATCAAAATGATCTGGTGATGAAATAATAGGGTTAGTTACGATCAAGTTTCCAGAGTTATCGTAAATACTTATGTAATAGCGTGGAGCATAAATATTCCAAGTACAAATTGCTACATAAGTAATTCCGTCTAAGGTCGGATTAAACTGAAAATTAGCGTATGGTGACGGGTTAAAATTAACAAAAGTTGTCATTGTGGTACCACGCTTTCACCGGGCGCTAATCCTAGTGGATTTGTCCAATTTGTTGTAGTTGGCAATCCGTTTGATACTGCGTTCATTAAAGTGCCTTGAATTGATTCAGCGGCAGATTGGGTAATCAACGGTTGCACGAAATCCCATTGGTACATATATTGAACTTGTTTATCACTAGCAGGCGTAATATCGCGCAGCCCTGTTAATAGACAGTTAAAATAAGTGTATGCGGGGGTAATTACAGTAAAAGTTCCACCTGTAGAAATGTGCGTTTGAATGCCCAATTGCAAAGCAGTAAGAATCGCTTGTTTTAGTGTATAGCCGCCATGAGTTTGTGCTGGGCAAACCATCATCATACTGACATCTAAAGGCTGCTGTACGACCGCATTGGCAGCCGTAGCAAAGTTCGCAAAAGGATAAGTTGCTACATCCCATTTTGCTAAGCTGCCTCCGGGTAGCGGTTTGAAATGGGCAAAAAATTCACCGTTTTCAATTCCGGGGATATCAAACATTTCGGTCAGCAAAGTTATAGGTGCATAACCCCCTAATAGATTGGCAAGTCCGCCTTGCAACCAAATTGGTGCTATTTCATAAACGGCGGAGAATGCGGTTTTTCCAAAAGAAGCCATAGTTATCTTCCTGTCGTTCCGGCTAATTGCGCGGAGGCGTTTGGTATAGATGTGCCCGGAGCACCTTCAAAAGTAATTTGCATGGCGTAATTTTGTCTGCGGCTTCTTTCAACAGGATCAATTTGATAATTGTAGTATCTCTCGTAATTAATATTAGCCTCAACGCCTTCTTTACGACCTACGCCGCTTTGTAAGCGTTTTAAAGTAGCTGCTTCGGTGTTCATTAATTCCCAACGCATAAACGCGATTTGCTCATCTTCAGGGGTATTTGCGGTTAATGGGTGTCCCATTACCTTTGCAAAGAGCGCTTGACGCGCTTTACCCCATTGAGCCAATCCAACGTGCCCGCCGCCAATATCATTACTAGCGGCAGGATTAAACCCGCTTTCGCCGTAAAGTCCGCCCATAAAACCAGCGACTACATCAGGTTTAACCCCTAACCCCGCTAACATCATAGCGGTTTTTTGCGCGGCAGAATTAAGTTGTACTTGGTCTTTACCTAATACTTTATGTTCCCAATTACCAATTTGTTGCATTCCTTGATAAGTGCCTGCTACAAACCCCGGTATTTTTGACACAACCCATGCAATTGCTTGCCCAAGCATAGCTAAACCATTGAAAAATTCTTTGATTTGCTGTTTTCCTTCTGGGCTGTTGATAAATTCTGTTAAATCTTTAATGGCGCTTTTTACTTCATCGCTTTTAAGAAAATCTGCAATAGCTTGTTCAACCGCTTGAGTCAGTTGAATTAGTGGCTGAGTTAGACCCTCTAAGTTATCTAGCAAATTGACTTCAATCGAATTTCCAGCTTCGCGGATTTTTACCCAAAAATCTTGCCAGCGTTTGCTACTTTCTTCAGAAAGCTTAAATTTCTGTAAACCTTCAGCGGCTTGTGCTGCTGCATTATCTAAATCTTTAAGGCTAGTTTTAGCCAAACGAATAAGATTTTCATCGCCGCCAACCAAATCTGTCCAACCCATCGTTTTAGCGTAGGAAAGGTTTTGACCAGAGTTAAGAAACTGTTCGCGAATTGTTTTTAAAATTGGCGCTAAATTTTGAAATGCGTCTTGATTTAGATTGCCACCCGCATTGAAAAGCTTATAGGACTCTTCGGGTGTTCTTTGAATACGCGCAATACTGGCTAAAGCTGACTCAGGATCAATGTATCGACCATAGTAAGTATTGGCAGAACGTAATTGAGCAGTGCTAACGCCGACACCTTGCGCGCGGCGATATACATCGCTTCCAGACGCTGCTAATGCACCAAAGCCAAACCCAGTTCCAGCCGCGCTAAAAGCGACCCATTTTGCCGCAGATATAGCCATAGAAGCCATATTGCGAGCAATATTGAAAGTGGATACGGATAAATCTTTAAATGTTGTGGAAACGTCTTTTGCAGACTTATTTACTTTATCAAAGTGTTTATTGATGTCCTGCCACTTTTTGGCTTGTTGATCCATTTGTTTGACGTATTTATCAAACGTGGCTTGAAAAGCTTTAAACTTTTCATCTTGGACATCAATCTCAATAACACTTTTTACAGCCATTTTGATTTCCTACAATAAAGTTTTGCTTTTTATAGCTCTAATTAAATGCCTTTGACGGTATTCTGACGCATCATCAAACTTCCCGCCCACTTCTTTCATAAGTTCATCAAAATGCTTGTAAGTAATGAAGTCTAGGATACTATGGATGATTCCTTCACCTTCTTGCCAGTACTTTCGGTCTTGGTCAATGTCGGTAAGCCATTCTGATACCCCGTACAATCCAAGGATGTAAGTTCCCAATTTCGCAGCGCACCTGCCATCTCCAAAAAGGAATTCTTTAAATCCTTCGGTGCGACTTTGGAGATTGCTGTAAAAAACACAAGGGAACTTAATACCTCAGCTTCTTCATCCTCACTTAGAACTTCTCTCTTTACTGCTACATCAAAGGGAATGGTTTCCCATCCCTTTTCTGTACTTACTATTACATTGGTCAAACGAATAATTTCGTTTACTAACCCAAATTTAACTCCTCCTGCGCCTTCCCAATTTCCTGCTTTTGTTGCTATGGATTTCAAAGCAGCATAAGCAAGTTGTGGGGCAGATAAAGCTAAATGAGCCTGACTAATACCATCAAAACACTGACTAAATACTTTGCCTAACTCTAAATAAAATTGTTCAAATACAGATCGACTAATAGAAGTGGAGTGAATGTAGATTGTTCCATTTTCATCAGTCTGCACCTGCATCACAAGGGACAGATTACGATCGATTTTCAATTTTTATCCTTTCATTATGCTGCGTCAAATAGTGTTGAGTTGATGTTATATACGCCGCGTAAACGAACAACTAGACCAGCTTGATTACCGTCAAACGCAGTTTCTTGAATGCTCATTAAAACACAGTTATTCAATTGAAATGGTGGCAATACTTGGGTATCTGGGTAAATCGTAACAGACCCTAAAGTAGTGTTGGTTTCAATTTGGTTTTTATAAGCAGCGCCAAGAGCTTGAGTTCTTAACAGATGCATCGTTACTGTTCCGTAAACATACGGTTCTGGGCTTGTAACAGCGCCAGTTAGCGTGCCGATAAGCAACGAAGTGTCGCCATCGAACGCTAAACTGATCGCTTCGCGAGCCAAATATCCAGCAGTGACATTTAATTGGGTATAGTCAGCGTACACAACGCTGGCTAGTAGCCTATTTAATGTACCTTGTTGAATTTGTGGATTTGACATTATTTATTCTCCTTAAACTGGAATGTTAGATGCAGTTAAGTAAATAGTAATGGAGCTAAATCCTCTAGCTGGTACGAATGTCAAGCTTAAACCGTTATAAGTTCCAGTAGCGTAATCACTAGGATGTTGTGCTACATAGTTTACAAACGAAATGGCGTTAACCGTTGCTGGGCTAAGAATTAATCCAAACGAAATACCGTTATTAACTGTTGCTTGCGCTACTTTCTGCAAAGTATTAATACCAGCTTGATTGTAGTAAAGCGGATTAGTTGGCAAATTGCTTCCGTTAATAATTGCATTTGCTAAAGCTTGAGCAACATTAATTGAAAGCCAGTCTACACAATACCAATAATTAAAGGGGTTCAAGTCCATGAACGTGCCGCCTTCAATTAAAGTATTGCTAATTCCGCCTTGGGCACCAGTGCCAATCCAGTTAACGCCAGCAGCCAACAATTGAGTTTGTTGTGTGCTAGTTAAGGTACTGTAGGCAGTGACAGAGTAAACATAAGTGTACTCAAGCGGATGCGCTAAATTATTTGCGCCCGGATTGTAACTTAATGTTGCCCAGAAAATAGCTGCGGCGCTAAATTCACTTGATGGAGCACTTGGGCTTTGCAATGAAGCAAACACAGATTTAATACCTGCCCACCCAGTGTAGGTAGCTAGCGTTGTAGTTACATAAAAGTACACTTGTGCAGTTGTACCTTCGTACTGTTTAGCCATTGTTTGAGCGGCGGTAATATCCCATGTTTTTGGCAATAAATAGCTATAAAACTGAATAGTTGGATTAGCTATGTATGCTTCTAAAGCGGTTATACCGTTTGCTACAGTGTTTGTACCTAACTCCAATACATAAACAGGTGTGACGCTTCCTTGTGCAAAGAAAGTATTGTTCATTGCAACAAGTTCAGCGACATCTTCCAAAGTTACAACACCTTGGGTTGTTACAGAGCCGGGGCTACCTGCCAACGGATATGTAAACGTATATGCACCTGTAGAAGTTGCGGCAAAAGTACCGTTGTAAGCAGCGGGAGTTACACCAGTAATGTTTACTTCAACAGTGTCACCGGAAGGAATGCCGTGTGGAGTAGTTGTAGTTACAGTTACTGTCCCTGTGCTCAATATCATTGAAGTGATAGAAACGGCGCCAGATAAAATACTTGCTAAGCTACTTGCTTGAGTTAGCAAATAAGGGGTTCCCGCAGCGAGCGTAGTTGCTCCCTGTGAGATAAACGCGCCTGTTTGTTGTAGCGTATTAGGCGCGCTTGCCACCTGTTGGGTGACAACGACATTGACAATATTTGGCATTTTTGCCCCCTAATTAGATGTAGCTGATTGCTAAAGTTTGACCAGTACCGGGACTTACAACAATACCATTAGAAACTGGGAAATCAATATTAACAACACCAGCAGTTGCAGGGATCACTGCAACTTCATTAGCTGCGCCAGCAGCACCAGTGGTAGCGGCATCATAAACTGAACCAGCGCCAGAACCTGCAACTAAAACGCTAATTTTAGCAATACGACCTGCTGTTGTTTTAACAACAGTAGTGGCTGTGATATTAAAAAATACTTTTTGACCTTGGGCTGTTAATAAAGCACCATTTTGAACGGTTGGGTTGGTAACGATTGCCATTTGTAACTCCTTTTATACACTTGATTGAGATAACAACATCTTACTACTTAATTTTATACTGGAACAGTACCTTCTGTCAGGGTAATAAAGGCATGTTCGATTAATTGTCTTGCAATATTATTTACGGTGGTTTGAAAATAACTTATTTCAAAAGTAATTACTTTCTTCTGCGCGATTATCCCCATTTCAGGTTGAGTGACTTTTTCGTCCTGCATAATGGGCATATTCATTAATCCTATATTATCGGTATTTCTACTGTAATTTAGGATATATTCAACAAAATTCAACGCATCGTGATTTCTGACCCCAAAAAGCTCGATTCTGACAGTATCTTTAGTCAACTGCCAAGGGTTAGATTCTGGGTCTAAAAGTGGAAAATCTTGTAAAGCAACCGTCTGCCGTGGGTCAATATCGACCGATGCGTATACTGGAGGCAAGTTTTGTTCCACCAAATAGGACGGATACATCGGGAAAAATTGATTCAAACTAAGCCAAATTGGAAGGCTATTTGATACGATAACGCTATTGGTATCAAAACCCGTCATTGAATCGATAATCTGCGTATCCATAATGGAATACAGAGCATCGCCGCGGTAATGGTATAGATCCGCCTGTTTATAGAAATTTTCTCTACGGCTAAAAGCGAATCGATTTCCTTGATAATTCGCAATATAAAGGAATTGTGGGTTAACCAAATTAAAGTCTTGAACGGGTTTAGTCGCCGTAAAAATAACGTGGTTGTAAGTCGTGGTTCTATCCGCTAATTGATGCAATTCTTGATTAAAGTGGAACGAACCAGATACCGTTAATTGCCTTGCTGGAACGCCTTCAGGGTAGTTATCGTATAGCAGTCTGTTATATTGCGACGCATTATAAAGAGCAGAATCAGTTAAAAGGCTAGCGTTTACCCAAAATACATAGCCATCCAAAGGCAATACTAGCTTTACATAAAGCGTAAAAGTAACCTGTTCATTACCTGAAAGTGTTTCGGCACCTTGAGCTAAACCAGCGCCAAGTTGGGGTTTTGCGGTTGCCGCTTCTACTGCCGATGCCATTATTCAATCCATCCTTTTAAGGAGTTTTCAAAAATGCCCGTATCAATAAATGATGGACGGCGAATTCCTGTTACAACTTTTTTAAATTTTTGACCTTTACGGATTTTTTTAGGGGTTCTACCATTGACCGTGCGGCTGTTAATGCCTTCTAAAGCCGCTTTAGTTGGTATCCCTTGTTCGCCATATCTACCAGCCACTCGTTCAACTTCTTGTGTCGTCAAAAAATCGTGCATTTTATCGGTAATTGTCTGTCCACTTACCGCAAAAACAGATTTTACAGATACATCCATGTTTTTTTCCATCATTTCTAAACCGATTGCGGCGTCTTTTGCAATCAAATCGGCTATTTCTTGTTGATGGGCGTTATAAAACATGGAAAATAGCCCGTATCTTTCTTCAAGATCTTTTCCAACGGTATAGGTTGTTCCTTCAATTTCTGGAACTTCTATAACGCCTAAATTCAGTTTCATTAACTTAGTCCCCAGAGAGTGCCAAGTTGTTGCATATAGCTTAATGCTAGGCGTCCGTAGGGGTCTTTAATCCTTTGTAAATCTAAAATACTAAGGTCACGCAAGCCGTGTCCTACAGAAAGAGATTCATTAGTGCTTACATCGCCAGCCGCGTTTACGACGCCAGCTACGAAATTATTAATTCCAAATTGGGCGCGTAAAGTGGCAAAATAGTTTTGCCCGGGTAAGTCTTGCTGAAATTGCAATAATTGACTTCCAGCCCAGTTGTAGACTGTTAAAGTATAAATATCGGGTACAGTGGCAGCAAAATCGGTTGGTACGATATCTAATGCCACTACATAAGCGTAATTCCAGCCCGGGTCAGTTGGGGACATTGCAGTAGTGGGTATACCCATAACGGCTCGCGCCCAGTCGATAAAGCCGTTTAAAGAAGGTGGCGAAACAATTGGATCAGCCATAGAACCATCCTAGAAAGATTTTCTATATTCTAAATGAAAAAGCCCCACAAGGGGGCTATTTATTATCCTTTTCTTGGTCTGCCACGTCCTTTTGGTGCTTCACCTTCATGAATCACTTCAATTTTTTGGTCAAACTTTTCACTTTGATCGGCAGCGTTCTTCTTATCTTCGGTAATTTCAAACTCAATACCACCTTTTTGTTTGATCCCCATTTCTTGTGCTTTCAGCGAAATGATTTGATCTTGTGCTGCGGCAGTAATGCTACGAGCTTCTTGAGCGCGGTCAATATTTTCTTGGTCAGATTGACTGATACCCGCTTCAATTGCTTCGACATTGATTGGTTTTCCGATGCGATAGCATAAGCCGCCAAAGCCTTTTTTAACTTTAGTGACTTCCATCATTCCATACAACTCGTGCTGTTTAATGATCGCATCGACTTGAATTTGATCTTGACTTAGCTTAATTTGTGCTCCAGCACGGATTTTGTGTGAAAAAGGTCTAATGTTCTCAGGTAACATATATGTGAACAAAAAGTCTTGCTTACTGCAATTTGCGATAAATAATTCCATTATTTTCCCCTAGTATGGGTGGGAAGCCGATGATGCGGGGTCTTTTGAACCCCCGGCTTCCCATAAAGAATGTTCCCAGCATCACTTGGGTTCTTATATATTAACAAAAAACCACCCCGAAGGGTGGTTAAATCCTCACGCAGGATTTTAATAGGCAGCCGAAATAATCGTCATACCTTCTGGACGGATACCCCAACCAGAGGTGCTACGCATTGTGTAGAGGGTAGTAATACCACCGTCTGGCAATGGAGTAGGAATCTCTGTAGGTGCAGCCACGTCGCAGAGCATCAAAGATGTTGCAGTTGTATTTGGTGTCAATTCAGCAAATACGTTGGTGTTGATGCGAGAGTTTGCTTTAGGGATCTTGAGTTCTGGAGCAATTAAGATGATTGCGTCAGTACCGCCGTAACCTTGACCGATGAGAGTGTCATCAGCAGCAAAGCTTACATCGTCACCACCTGCCCACTGAGCTACGGTTTCAACCAAGCCAGCAGCAGTTTCAACACCAGCGCCGATACGTTGGAACTGTGTCAAGGACACGATACCGCCGTAGCTGATCTGTTGAATGAAACGCTGTGGAGCAAGGAATACCAAGCGCAAAGGTTGACCAATTTGCAATGTAGTAGTTTTTAAGTTACCGATTGCATTTAGCAAGAACTGAGCTAATTGACCAGAATCCCATGTGCTGTAGCCTACGTTACCGTTGCTGTCTGCACCTAAGTTGATGCGAGTAGCGCCAGAAGTATTGAGCAAGCCTTCGCCGTTGGCTGGGTTGTAGCCATAGAGAAGAGCATTACGCAACTGCTGAGCGATACCTTGACGAGCAGCAAGACGAAGAGCCTCTGGGAGTGCATAGCCCCAAGCACCAGTAGCAGCTTCATCGAAGTTGTCGTACTGAGCGCGGGTTTGCAGACGATAAGTAGCAGTACTAATCATCGAAGGGATAACAGATGCGCTTGGCAACTGGTTAGCAGTCGATTGGTTAGCAGATACTTGAGTCGTCAACTGAACCTTTTTAGCGTAAACATAAAGGTCAGCCTCGCCTAAGCGTGGCATTGGGTTCTCTGTTGCCAGAGTTGTAAACGCACCAGAAGCTAAGCTGTACTGCATAATCAGCTCAGGCATCATGAAGTGTGGATTTACTGTTACATATGAAGGTGCAAAACCTGACATGATCTATTCCTTTCTTAGATTAGAACAACTGCTACAGGAGCAGCAGATGAGCCACCAACGATGGTGTTAGACCAGTTAGCATTGCCAGTACCAGAATTGTAGTTAACAATTTTGTTACCAGAAGTGCTAATACGCAAGATTTTGCAAGGTACTGCAAAGTTGCTCGTTGCTGTTGTTGTTAAACGGAGGTTTGTTGTATCCCAATACACAGTTTCAGTGATAGAGCTACCAGCCAAAGCTACGATAGAAGCATCGCAAGGCAATGGAATACGAGCGCCTGAACCGAAACGGTAGAAGTTTACAGACATGCCGGGTGAATACAATGGTGCTGTGCTTTGTGGGGTTGTGATACCTTGGAAAGCTTGGTTAAACACGGAAATACCAGTAGGAGCAGCTACAGTAGATGCTTGGATAATGGTAGAACCTAATGTGTCAGTACCGGGTTGTGTATCGCCAGAATAAACACCAGATTGTGCAGTTGGGATCAATTCAGCAATTGGAACTCCGCCCCATAAAGGAGAAGTAGCAGATGTTGAAAGAACGCCGCCAGCTAACCAGAATTTAACTGCTGGATCGTCGAGTGCATCACCTTGTGTAAAACCAGCGGAGTTGACATTAAATAAGCCAGCAGCGTTGGTTGTTACCATTGGTTGTAGAGAAATTTGTGCGGTCATGGCTTATTCCTTATCGCTTAACATTTTCAGTATTAAACTTCACGACCCGATGAGTTGGGAGCTTGAAGTCACCTAACCATGCTTCCATATCACCACGGTATTCAGTGATGGTACGACCAGCTTGGTCTTTCTTGTGCAACGCGATCAATTGACCTTTTGCGATTGCGCCAGTTCCACGGGAAGCAGCAAGAGCGTCAGCATAAACACGTTTTTCAACGATTTGCAACATTGCTTCGTCAGCAATCTTGTTGATGTTTACGTTTTTCATTTCGTCGCTATGAGCTTGCAAACCACGGAGCATACGTTTGCGATAAGCCATTAAGCTTTCGCCTTGTAATGGACGTGATGCAGATTTACCAAAAGCTGAGTAAACAGAATCAGCTTTAGCTTGACAATCAGCGTATGCGGCTTCTTCGTCATCTTTCTTAGCTGCTTCTTCGTCGTCATCTTTACGGTCATCTTCTTCGTCGTCGTCTTTTTTGAACTCCATATGACCCGGATGTTCAATTTCGCCTTCGTCATCTGGCTTGATCTCGCCAGCTTTGCCGTGCTCTTTAGGATCAGATCCCTCTGCGTCCTTCTTAGCCTTACGCATCATGAATTTCTTAGCTTTAGCTTCAGACTCATCGTCATCTTTCTTAGCTTCTTCTTCTTCATCATCGTCACATGCTTCCATGTCGTCATCTTTTTTCGCTTTAGCTTTTTTATCAGCCGCAGTTACTAGGGGTGGCGCAGGAAGGTTTTTTTCCATTTCATCTAAACGGGACATTGTTTTTCCCAATAAAGACATAATGGCATCTAATTTATCGCCTTGGGCATCTGCCTTTGGCTCAATCTTATTTTCAGTCATTTTCAGACACCTCATTGTTAGTTAATAAAACTCCAGCGGCGTCGCCGCCTTTGTCCCATACTCCCTTTGAACCCCTAGCTTTCGTAACGATTGCTATGTGATCCAGCAGGAATGGCACACCCTCAATCAAGAGTGGCTCGCCATTCTCGGTTGTAAGTGTAATGTTACCAGCAGTTTGGTCAAAAACAACTGCTGGGGAAGTCGATACTTCGCCTTCCAAAATTTCGGAAATCGCATCTTGGTCATAGATCTTTGCAATACCCCAGACTTCATCGCCTTTAATGTAAGGTAGCAAAACAGAACCAACTGCACGATTTTTAAACTCTTCGGTTGTTAATACTTGAGTTTCAGGATGATCCATGATTACCATCAAGCCGTTACAACGCTGTAAAAACTCATCGTTTAAATACAAAGATGGATCACGCCAAACATGTTCGCCAATGCTTGAACGGAACGCTAAACCAGTACCTGTGATGCGAATTGCTAGCAAAGCAATGTTGGCGTACATCTGTGGGCTAGCTAATAAACCTTCAGCGATTAATTTGGCTACATCAGTTTCAGTCTTAGCCATAGCAATTTTGAACGCATTTTCTAAGCCCGGATGTAGTGGCATTGGCGGCACTGTTGGGCTACACCAATCAGAACCAGAAGATTCGTAATTTAGTTTTACTTCTTCTTTCGAGAAATTGTGAGCAACGTAATAGCAGAATTGTCCGTCATCATAAAGAACTTCTAGCTTGCCTTTGTAGTCAATGCCAGTTTCTTCTAAACATTCACGGCGAGCGCATTCTTCAATGGTTTCATTACCTTTTTGGTGTCCGCCGGGAATACACCAAGTTCCGGGATAATCACCTCCGCCCATACCTCTACGAATCATTAAAACTTCTTCGTTCGGGGTAATAAACATAATGCCAGCAGCTCTACCTTGAGCGCCGCCCATGTTATCTTCAGGTTTTACTTCTTTTGGTGGCTCTGGAACTAATTTAGCATTTTGTTCAATTGCTTCGTTTTCGGCATCTGGTACGCAATTTGGTACGCTTTTCCCGTCTTTTTCTTTCATGCCATATTGAGTGTAACCTTCCCAACATGGGTCACTATCAGGGATAGCTTGAGCGTACTCAATCAAAGCGTCGCACATTTCTTCTAAATGGCTTTGTGCCTCATCAGCATCGCATTTCCACTTTTTTAAAGATTTATTAATCCGTGAATTAGGATCGTGTGCGGTCTTTTCGGACGTTAATTTGGCTTTCATGCCTTTCATGCGAGCGCAGAAAGACTCTTTACGAGAACCACCTTCAGGTTGCGGGGCTTTTAAATGGGCGCCATGTTCCTTGTTATAGGACTCACGACCTTTTTCATTTAAACCGCCATTTTTGTTTTTACCCTCTTTAGTTTGCCAAGCCTCAGAATCTTCAACACCAAAGCGAGGTACTACTTCTTCGTCGCAATCGTCATCTTTTTTCATGTCTTTAACATGTTGAGCGACTTGATACAGCTTTTCGCCAATGTCTTTGATCTGTAATTTGCGTAATTCGTGGCTTAATTCGCCTTTGCGAACCACAATATTGCTGTCAGTTTCAAACTCTGTAGGCGCCAAAAGGACGGGCGCAGATATCAAAGAATCCTCTTTTAATGCTTTTACTTTCATTTCTTTTAATAGAAGTTCATTGAGCCATTCGAGGTTTTCTTCCTCGCTGTCATCTTTGTGTTTTACGAATTTTTCACCTACTGATTTTGGAATACCAATATTAGACTTGCCCGCAGCAGCGGCGTACATTGCTTTTCGTTGGTTTTCCGACTGAAATGGCATAGGTTAAAACCCTAATAAATTTTCTTGGATTGTAACGCTTCTTTACCTTTTTGGGTAATCATTTCGTCGGGCAGTTGACTCACCCGGTATAAATACTTATACCTACACCGACAATATACCTCTTCGCCGGGAGCGACTACATCCGTAGTATAGCCATTTTTTGGTTTGACGTAACCATTTTTTTGCGCCCAGCTATTGCGTATCAAAAATATTTTGTCATCCAATTCACGGTGATCTTCGCGATAATCGTAGTTCGCTTGACGCCAATTGCTATGCCATTGTGCAGCAATCGCGCCCGCATCGAGCGCTACGATTTCATTGATATTGGCTACTAGTTTGTGCGTTTGGTCAATAATGACGCGGCGCTCTTTAAACGGCAGCATGCCGAGCTCTTTTTTAATGTGTTTTTTCTCTTCTTGACGATTGATCGTCTTACTTCCGCCGGGCGGAATCGATGTAGCCCATCCGGAAAAGCGACGCAGCGTGTTGCTAATCGATTCTTCACGGTTATATTTGATTAAGTTGGCACTCGCAACGATGCGGCGATCCAATTCAGCGCGCAATCTAGGGGTCAGTTTATCCACAGTAAAGCGGCTAACATCCTTGTTTACAAGCCCACCTTTGGTCACTAAGCGGTCAAAAGCACCTTTTAAAGAGCGCTCTAATTCTTTTTGCAGCTTTTCAGGCGTAATTAATGATTTTACAGCCGCAGTTTTAAGCTCTTCCATCCAATATTTAAGTCTAGCTTCGTTCTCAAAGCCATATGTGATGTAGTAATTGACCGCTTGCGTAAGGACTTCGTAGAAAGTCATTGCTTTGTCTTTAAGCTAATTTAGGTAAATTAGTCTGTTCTGGGATTGGAATTTCGTATTCCGCAATATCATCCATATCCAATTGCATATTCGATTTAAACATTTCTGGCATTTCAGACAGATTGTCTTGCGCCCATTGAATTAAGTTAGCTCTGTTTTGTGGGTCAATTACAGGTAAAAGAGTACGAAGTACTTCAGTCATACCTTTAAGCTTAACTTCGTCTGTTTTAACTAATTCGCTTGGAGTTTCCTCGATCATAGAGTCCCAACTTGGAGTAAACGCATCTTTCCATTCGTAGAACGCTTGTTCATACGTTTTTCCTGCGTACATTTCGGGATATTTATTTTGAATTGCTTCAAAAAATTGTTTGTTCCATGCGCGGTGCATTACGATTTTGTCAAAAAATTCAAACAAAGTTCGCATATCGTTGCGTAACCCTGTGACATACTGAGCAATTGCAATTGCGTCTTGACTGCCTTCTGCAAAGCTGTTGGCTAGAGCTTCATCTTTTAAGAGAATGGCTGGCACGTCGGTTGCGGCTGCAATGTTGGCGATAATGTTATCACGCGCAGTAGTCATCGCGGTGTCGGTATTGTTCAAGTCGATAGACTCAATGTCCTCATCAATATCAATTGATAAGACGTTACCGGTGGTACCTTGTTGCAAGTAGCTACGCTTAATACCAGCGGCTGTTTGCATCAAACGATTTACGATAGAGCCTGATTGTTTTTGCTTAATAACCAGCAGACCCGCCTTGAAAGTGACCAAATCGTCAGTAACCATAGACTGAACGAATGATTTCAAAGGATACAGGGCGCGCTGAAATACTGAACGACCTGTAAAACCAAAACCGGATGGCTGGAAGCTTAAATAAATCGGCGTATTGTTAAACACGATACAGCTACGACTTGGATGATAAGGTTGACCCGCAGCCGTAATGTACGATAACGGCTTTTGAAAGTCTGGCGCGTTGGGGTTTTGGTTGGTGACGGTTGAGCCAGCAAGGTTTAACGGGTCAAGTTTATTAAAGTACAAATTCAAATCGGGCAACTTCCAAGGATCAATCTCTTGGTCAGTTGGAATACCTTCGGCGCCATAAACAATTGCGGCTACACCATATACACGTTTAAGAAAGGTTACGTCACGGATAAGATTAGTCGCATCTAAATTATTCCACTCTTCATGAAACGCTTTAATTAACATTTCTTTTGGGTGTACATCCATCGCAATTAAACGTGGTTTTGATAAAGCTAATACGATGGGTTTTTCAATAATCTTAGCAGCTAGCGGGTGGTACTCAAAAATGGCTTTACAAGTCTGATAACCTGCGGGACTGCCCGGTTCAATAGAATCCGTCTGAAGAAACTCCATCAAGGGAGAAGGTAGGGATGTATTGGAGATGCTTATATCAGACATAGATTATTCCCAAAAATATATTGCCCATCATACCACTAGAATCCGAGTTTGTTACCTAATCCGAGCGCAATTCCATAGACGGTTGCGTCTAACAGATCGTCACTTCTCTTGTGGGCGTCTGGATCCCCTAGTCTAAAGGAAGCCAATTGTGTCAGCAAGTGATTTCGCGTAGCGCCTTTAAACGCCACTGTTTTGTTGTACGCATACTCGCTAATCTTGAGCTTTTCTTGATGGTAGTAACCTGACACACTGACGGCGCGTTCATCTTTGCCTGCTTGCACCAACTTACTGTCGATCGGGCGCATCGCCCAACCGCGGTTGGCAGCTTGTTGCAGAAGGATCGAACCTGTCGCGGTGTCCTCGGCAAACACGCCCGCGCTACCATACCTTGCCCCACAGCCCCTAGCTAACTCTTCTAGCCTTGAGAACACACTGGGAATCCAATGCTCGAGCAGTCCGCCATCAATCTGAACGACATCCCAGTCTAAGATGGTCAGCGGTACGCCAAACTCGTTGAGCGCAAAGAACACCACAGCCGTTCCGTCATGCTGCTTACCACCTTTGACCGCAGTATCGAGTACGGCGTACACCGCGTCGCAGTTGGTTGGGTATTGTACGGGTAAACCCTCAACCAATAGCTTGTCGGCTCCGAACAGCGCAATGTTCGACCAGTCGACGAATTCCGCCAAGAACTCTTGTTGGAACACCATCGGGTGGTTGCGCTCGCGTTCGCGCTCCAATTCATCAAGCGGAACATAAGGGTTTGTACTAGTAGGCGCATGGAAAGAGCTAAACCCTAAGTCGGGTTCTTGACAAGCTGCATAAAAGAAGTTGTCTGGATCTAGCCCGTTCGGAGTAGAGAATACCCACGATACTCCGCGAGTGGTCAACATGGTTGGCTTGATCGACTTGAACCAAATCTCATCTTTCATCTGCGGTGACTTGGTAAACCCGGCTTCGTCAATCAGCACCAAGTTGTACTCGCGCCCGCGACCTGCTAGCTCATTGTCGTTCAGTGTCCAGAAGTCAATCTTGCCGCCAGTGAGTAACTTGATGGTACCGTCGTTGCGGTTGGCACTTTTAATGATGGGGTCTAACATGTCGCGCAGGTGATCCCACGGCTCGGCAAGTTGTTTGTGTTCGGGCGCGAAGATGCCAACGGATTGCCCATTGCCCGCGCCCCTAGCTGCAAGCCATTCCAGAAAGCGTGTTTTTCCCCAGCGTCGTCCACAACGCACTGCGTTTAAGCGTTGTTGCTGTAAAAACAGGGCGTGTTGCCCTGAATGTAATACTGGAAGTTTGACCCTACGGGTATCAGCCATTAGCTAATAGCTTTCTGCTCGGGGGTGGGGTCTGGCAGCGTATTCTCAATGACGATGCGTAATTCATTGGAGCTATCAGCTTCTGGCTTGGCAGGTTTCCAGCCATGTAAGTGCGTGAGCACTGTCGTTGCAGCTTTGGTGTCGCCATTGAGAGCGTTTCTCATTAAGGAACCGCTTACATCTGCGTGATTTTTAGCGCGACCATAAATAACCGCTTCGGCAGCTTTTGGGTCAAATTGGCAAAGACGATTGAAGTCTACGGGCAAAAAGCCAGCAGCTATAGCTAGTGCGTCACCGGCAAGACCGCGATAGGCAGCATCATAGATGTTGGCAATCTCTTCTTCGGTAGCTTCGATTTTATCGGTCTTATGGTCAATTGAATAAAATAGGGGATCTGGTGTAAAACGCTCCATGATTACCTCCTAAGATTGACGATAGCCCGATATTAGCATAAACCCTTAAATATGCAAGTTATTAGGGTTTACCCTATAGTTGTGGGCTATGGGTTAATAGTTAGTGACTACTAACTTAGTTTTAAAAATTACAAAAATTTTTTCGGCTTTTGCAAAGCACTTTTTTGCGTAGTTACCAGAATAAAAAACCCCGTCATCGTACCCACCTATTTTAATGACCCCCTTTTTCGATTTTATATGGCAAAAAAGCGGCGGCATATAGAATAAGGCTTAGCGGGCGATATAGCCACGCAAGCCCCTAGCTACAAGCCTCTAGCCCCTAGCTAATAGCTTATTGCGTATAAGGTAGATTATGTCAAACAATAATAGGTCAAATTGTCATTGTGTAGCTGATAGCTCAAAGCTAAAAGCTAGGGGCTAACGGCTTGAAATTTAAAACCGGAGCGGGGCGCGATCAAAATTGACCTAAATTAAAAAGCCCCTAGCTATTAGCTATTAGCAAAAACCAATTAGCCCAAAACTGATAGCTCTTAGCTCTTATCCATTCGCATATTGGCATGGTCAAAATGGCATAGGTCAAATAGGTTAATTGTCATTTGCAAAAATGTTAGCGCCAAAAAATAAATATAAATATCCTATTTTTTACAACTCGAATTCTAAAAAGTAAAAAAAATATGACAATTTGACCTATTTTCAGCTCAAAGCCGCTAGCTATAAGCCCGCCCTGTTAGGTCATCACCCCCAAAACCCATGACCGAACCATGACCCAAAAAAATGACAATTCCCCGCCTTGTTGCAAAAAAGCAAAATAATTGTAAAAAAATTGTTTACACTTACAAAAACTTTGCTATACTGAAATTGTAGTAACGCAATAAACACAATGACAATTTGACCTATAAGGGGCTAGAAAATGAAGAGTTTTAAAGTTATAGAGTACGCAAAAAAGCCCGCGAATGGCGGCGGCTTTGTTATGAATTTTTTATTTGACAGTGGTTTTTATGGCTCGATCGATACCCGCTATGGTAATAATTTGACCTTGCGCGGCGTGAATGGCGGCATTGTAAACAAGGGCAAAAACTATGCTAGCGCCCTGGCGGCTATCAATGAATTTTTAACTAGTGAAGGGGTTTAAAAATGGAAAACACTAAAAACGATGTCAGCATATGGGAAATTTTGGGTGCTTGCGTGCTAGGTGCATGTATCGCCGTTATTTGTTTAACAGTCTATTTTTACGCGACGGGGGGTTTTTAATCATGGCTCAAAAACTAACATTTAACACGCATGGCTGGATTGTGATTTGTATAGAGCGCGGATCATGGCTCCAGCACTTGCGTTTTGACACCAAAAAAGCCGCGCAAGAGTTTTTAAAAGAAAACTCCGCCGCGTGGTTTTGCGGTTAAACATTCAATTAACTAGAGGAAAAATTGAAAATGAAAACATACGATAGAGAATTTTTTATTCCTGAAAGCTATAAGCTATTAGCCGAAAGCCACGCGCTAGGGTTTGCAGCTTATGGCGCTAATGAGCCGCGCCCCGTCGCGTTGATTTTTAGTGGCAAATCTAACAAGCCCCGCGCCCATTATAGATTTGCAACAATCGAAAAACGCGACGCCTACATTAGCGAAGAATTGAGCAAGCTAGAAAAAGCCGCCGCCGATAAGCTAGAGCGCCGCGAGAAAATCAAGCAATTAAGCGCCGCGCATGATGTAAAAGCGGGGGACGTTTTCCGGTGCTCATGGGGTTACGATCAAACTAATATAGATTTTTATCAGGTTTTGAGCGTATCTGGTCAAATGGCAAAAATTAGTCAAATCCGCGATATATCAGAGGATAGCCGCGAATGTTTTATGCAAGGCGAGAGTGTACCAATGGCGGGCGCCTTCATTGGCAAAGTATTAAGCAAAAAAATCCAGCGATATAGTGAAGATTCAGAGCCCTATTTTAGGATCAATTCATTTTCAAGCGCGCGCCGTTTTAAACCCGTCGCGGTAATTGAAGGCAAGGCAATCTATAAGCCTAGCGAATGGACGGCATACGCCTAATTTTTAATTAACTAGAGGATATAAAACTATGATACAAACCGACGATTTTACCCGCGTAAACAATGACTCAAACGGCAATCCGCGTTACGTTTGCCATTTTTTAGCGTTTACCACAAGCGACGATCTAGCCGATTATTCAGGGCTAGATAGAATTAGCAAAAAATATGAGCTAGCATTAAAACGCGCTAAACCATTGGGCGGGCGCCGTTTTCATAATAAACAATATGGCGGCGGGATTGTTTTCGGCTCTATTTATAACTTAGGGCAATTATGCGCCGATATCAATTCAATAAGGGGGGTTTTGGAAAATGCCTAAATTTAGAATTTATACGGACGAAAAAATAACAGTATGGCAGCGCGTCGGCTTAGTAATAGACGCCGAAAGCGAGCGCCAATTAACGGAAATATTAAACGAGCCGCCATTATTCGAATTAGCTATGCGAGCCGGAAAAATTGAATATAACGGGGACGTCCAGCCCTATTGGGAATCAGAGGATCACGCCGAATGGGATCACGATAGCGCCGATGTAACTTTAATTGGGAGGTGAAAATGATTAACTTAAAAAACGATATAGACACTAATAGATTTTCTATTAGCCTAGATTCAGAGGAATTTTTAGCAATCACGCGGGCGCTCTATTGGTATCAGGATAAATTAACAAATCAAGAAAGAGCACGGGGGCGCGATAACGCCGAATGGGACACTGTTATATTTTTAAGGCAGCAATTAAGCGAATTATTAAAACAAGAGGCAAAAATTTAAAAGGGGTTAAAAATGGAATTTTGGACAGATTCAAGCGGGCGGCTAGAGCTGCAATTAACACTGGAGCAAGCGCGGCGCGGCTATCATTCGGGCGCTTGTGATAATGACATTTTCGAATTGAGCCGCGATCCGGCTATTAGCCGCCAGCTATTAGCTTTTAGCCCTAAGCTAGTAGCCGACGCCTTGCAAGAGTATGGCGGCTGGAGCTATGCCGAATTATCAAACCATGCCGATAACCTAGAGCGCCTATTGTGGATCGCTTGCGGGGATATTGTGGATTTTACTTTTATAGAGGATTAAACAAAATGAAAACATTAAGCGAATTAGTAGCGGATCAAGGAATGGTAGAAAGCAAGGAAATTAAAAAGTTAATGAGTAGTTATAAAAGGCGCTGGAACAATATTAGCGGGCGCGGTTTTCCTAGTTATAGGGGGCAATCTACCGCCGAATATGTAAGCCAATTTTTAAGCCAAAACCATTTAACCCCATAATAAATTACCAGTTAAAACGCCCCGCCTTGCGCGGGGTTTTTTGGCGGTTAATTTTGACCGGCAATAGAGGATTAAACAAAATGAGCAAATACTACATTTTTAAAAACCTATGCAAGGGCGGCGCGTTTTACTGTAACGGCACCCGCTATATTAAGCGATCAAATAGGACGGCAGCGCTAGCCGAAAACCCCGCCCGGTGGTTTTATTTTGGGCAATATGATCTATGCACCTTTGAAAGATACTGATTAAAAAGCGCCGCCATAAGGCGGCTATCTATTATTAGCCCCTAGCCCCTAGCTATTCGCTAGCGGCTATCCGGCGGGCTATTGTCGCGAATATCGCGCCGCTATCAGGCGCGCGGGTTATTGGCGAGAATAGCGCCCCTGCACTATTCGCAAGCCGCGCACCTTGCGTGCTATCTTGCGCCCTTTAAAAATTTGAGTGTATCGCGGCGATATATAGCCGCCCGCGCCTTATGTTATTAAGGGCGCGCCCCGCTAACCCTGATAAACAAAGGGCGGCAAGGTTTTGCCCTTGCTTAAAGTTAAGGTAAAACTTTAAAAAAGCGCCGTAAACCGTTGATTTTGCTATGTTTTTTGATTTTATAAGGGTAAACCCTATGATGCACAGCAACAAATTATTGGGTTACATCGTGGTTTAAAAAAGTGGGGCTACTCGCTGCGTCTGGTCGGCTATGTAGTCACAACCCAACAACCCAGCATCCGCTTTCGACCCCTAAGAGGACTAACTTGCTTTGCTTGGGCGTCCGCCCAGCTTACCGTTATTGCGTACAGCCTGTGTTTTAGCAGGCGATGATACATGCCCGCCCTTTGTGCCCAAAGCTTTAGCTGCTTTTGACAGCGTAAACTTGACGGCTCCAGAATCGTTACGAGTTGGTTTGTTCATATTATTTTCCATGAAAAATGCTAAACCTAAGCGCTTAGGGTACCCTAGTGTAACCTACATGGGGTGTACATAACATACCCTTCGGGCGCGGACAACAAACGCAGGATTGCCTTGCTTTCAATCAATTCAGCCAGCTTCATCAGTTCTGGCTCAACGCACACAATTTCCAGTGCGTTAAAGCCAGCCTGTTCACTAAGATCAAATAGTTCTTCTTGAGTCATAGCTAAATCCTCCTTAACCTAATCATTTAGGTTTTGTTTAACAATGTCAATACCTTCTCCAATCCATTGCATTACAGGCACTGCCATTGAATTACCTAACGCTTTATATCTCAAACCATCTGGTGAAGCTAAACTTTTACGCCAAGGAACATTCGTAAAGTTATCAGGAAAACCCTGTAATCGCTCACATTCAACGGGTGTCAATCTTCGTATGGTAGCGTTATTTTCAATCAATGGCACGTTGCCTCCGCCTGTACCCCAACGGCTTGTCACTGTTTGACAAGTTTCACCCATTTCTTTAACACGGCTATCCGCAGGGTGAGTTTCATATGCCTTTTGAACTATGAAGGTTTCACTTCCTCCAGCGAGGACTCCACCGCTTGCTTTAAGGGTTTCTGCAATATCTCCCTCGCGATATTGAGCAAGGCTACTTTCAAAGTACGCGGGAGATCCTTTTGTCGGCGATGGGCGCGGCGTAATATCCCGGCGCAAGCTATTTTGCTCAAATAATACTGCGGCGGTAGGTCGCCAATCTCCAAGGTAGCCGACAACAAACACTCTTCTGCGTCGCTGTGCCACTCCGAAGAAACGAGCGTCCAACACTCTGTAGGAGAACCCATACCCGAGTTCTGCCAACGCCCCGAGGAAGGAACCAAAGTCCCGTCCTCCTGACGATGACAAGACACCGGGGACGTTTTCCCAGACGAACCATTTTGGCTTAAAGTGGTCAAGCATGCCACAATAGACGAGTGCCAAGTTACCGCGCGGATCATCCATTCCTTTTCTAAGCCCTGCGACTGAGAAAGATTGGCAGGGAGTTCCGCCGACGAGGAGGTCAATTGATTCATTTAAGTTCCATTCTTTGTATTTAGTCATGTCACCAAAGTTTGTGACAGTTGGATAGTGATGCGCTAACACCGCAGACGGAAAAGGTTCTATTTCAGAAAAACCAGAAGCTTTCCATCCCATATGATGCCAAGCCATCGTCGTTGCTTCGATACCACTACAAACTGATAAGTATCGCATTACGCACTCCGTTTCATATCTAATACTACGGCTTTTGGCTCAGGTGGTACCTCAATCATACGCCGTAAATCCGATTTTTTGTATTGATCCTGAACCTCTGGCGCCACAAAAATATGCTTTTTGTTGGGGTAATCGTTCGATGCAATCCGCCCCATGTCTACCCAGCCCGCCTCTTTAAGTGCATGAAGCAAAGCGCTTTGGGGTACCTTGGTTCCCGATGGCGCAAGGCTAGCTAGCTTATCGCATACGATATGGAACGGCGAACCAATTACGCCGCGAGCAAACTCACCGACGCGGTTTTTGAGCATTTCTACGATAAAGGATTCAGCCATTGACCTACCATGCTCAATCAAATTCATTTTGAACTCAGTCATGCCCGGCGTTTCGCCCGGGTTAAAGTGTGATACGTCGCGATCCCACAAGCTAGCAGCTATTTGCTCAAAGCCCCCAGCGTTATACCAATCCCAAATGCGTTTACCTTCACCATTAGTCATGCGAGGTGTATCCGATTGGATACAAAACCATCTTCTATCTTGTGATGCCAAACTAATAGGAATTTGCTCATTCGAGAATGCCAATACGAATAGCCTATTAGCCATCTGGTATGGGTGTAAACCCTTACGATTGATGTTGAGCATCTCGGGAGGCGCTGCAATGATTGGCTTGAGTTTGTTCGCCAATGCACGGCGAGCGGCTGCGTCTGGCTCTTTCAATTCGTTGATAATCAAAATCTCTGATTCGAGGTCATATCCCCACTGCGAATGCAAGCTATCGCTATCCATGTAACCGCGATTCTTTAAACGCGCTCCACAGACTGACCAGATAAACGGCGCCCACATGGTATCTTTGCCGCAACCTTCATCGCCCACATGCAATACTGCATGGTTAATTTTGATGTTTGGATGCTGAAGTTTGAACGCCATAATATCGAGCAAGTGATTGCGGTCTGCCTCGATTGGCACAAGGCGCTCGAGCAAGTCTGTCCACATGGAAATATCACCGACCTCTACATCTTGTATATCGGGTCTAGCATCTACCCAACGATTGCCGTACACATCACCTTCACGCCCAACAAATACGGATTCGCCAGCCGCGTAGGTAATACCAACTAAAGCTTTGGCATTGTGAGCTTGTCTGTTTTCGTCGTAGCAGACTGAGGCTTCAATTTTGCGTCCTGTGTGAACTGATCGGCAATTAATATGTCGAAATATTGCGTTAAACGTGCCTCGAGAGATCTCCCGTCTTTCGACAAGATCGAAGTAAGCGTCGTCGTCTTGGACATACGCGAATCGTTCATACCAATCTTCCTTTTCTATTCTGGCTAACTCTTTTCTTTCTATTTCCGCAATGATTTTGGAAGCATCAGAAAACATGGTTGTTGGCGTAATTAGCTCTAAAGCCTTAGCCATTTTTTCGGTTAATAATTCGGAGCGAACTCCGGGTTGATGTTTTGGCGCGCCATTGTCGGCTGCCCATTCAAGATAAGCATGCGAATCAAACGACTGGCAATGCTCGTGATAGCAGCAAAATGCCCGATTGACGGGGTGATAACGTGCCATTGGGTTGCCATCGCTATGTTCAGCACTGTTGGGGCAAACGATACCGTACCACCCAGCGCCATTGGCTTTCTCGAGCAACATACCGTTATCGGAAACCCATTGCAGTATATCGTCGTCACCATCGTCAGTGAGCGCGATACGCTGCATGGAGGCTGTGTCTGCATCATTCGGCACAACCCCCAGCGCGTCGCAGATTTGCTCAAGCGTAAACTCACGCTCGGCATTAAATTCTATTAGTTTGGCAGCAAAGTTATCCTTGCCAGCCTTTAGATTGATAGAGCCGGGTACGCGCACGTTACGCACTGCGTTCGTGGCTCCCCCATCAGTGTATCCAGCGGCAGCAATCGCCGTAATTGCAGCGGTGAACTCACCTTTAGATGGCTGGTTATCAAAGTCAAATATGTAACCCCACTGCTGATTGCCGGGAGATGTTTCGATCTTCCATGTTGGTTCGAGCGGCGGTGTCTTAGACTTGGTTCCGATGTCATCTAACATCAAAAAGAGCACATGCTCGCAATTGGCAGATGAAGCAGATAGCTTGCCGTTCTCAAAACGATCGATAATGAAACTACCTGTGTTGACGTACAAGGCTGTTTCAGGCTTGATTTTGGTTGGCAGAGAAGGCAACCAAGTGTATTTTGGGGTGCCATCGTTATGCAGAACAGGCTTACCTTCTTTTTTAACAGGTTTTTGCTGAACTAAAAGTAGTGTTTCGCCTTCTGCTGGGAGTTTTGCTAAATAT